CCCACAGCCTACCCACCACATCCCAGCTATAGGACGGAACGCCATCATCCATCGTGTTCAAGCCACGCATGAGGCTTCCGAAGTTCGGGTACAAATGGATCATACTTGATTGCCCAGCGTATCATGAACACCACGAGTGTAGTAGCCGAAGTAGTCAGCATCCGCCGGACCCAACACTGCTGACCTTCCACACACATCGTAAACGTTGTCATTCTCAAACACTGAGATGGACTGAAGAAGCTCATCTGCCTCCGGCTGGATGAGATTACCTAGAAGCAGATCAACAGCCATGTCGAACCACATCACACCTGTAGGCTGGTGCAGCGAAACTTGCTTTGCGAACTTCTCGTACTCGTACCCACCAAGCAACTCACGCTTGAACGGGAACAGAGCCAGACGGCGAGGCTCCTTACTGAAGATGAAGGCCTCTGCCATCGCACAGATACCTCGTTGCATTACCCGCAAAGTGCCTGCGTCTGTTGGATCATCCTGAACAGACGTAGCCAACATCATCATGTCAGTTCCCTGAGTGAGAGCCTCAGGACCGTACAACGTCAACACCTCAAGGGAGCCTTCTGGGACTCCCATGAACGTCTCTAGCTGTGTGATCGTGGGCTCTGATAGGGCCACCGTCTACTCCTCGCTCTCACAGCTGAGGTTGACGGTTCCTCCGCCGCTCAGCCTCTGCGGCTTCCTGATCCTGGTAATCGTCGAAGGGCCACTCGCCATCCGCCCAGTACTGCATCTTGAACCGGCGCATCTGATCAAGCACAGTATCTTCGAGCCACGACCGACCTTCTCGATCCTTCGTCTGCTCGTAGGCTTCCTTGTTGATCTCGATCTCTTGGCCCTTATACCAGACGATACCGAACGCTGTGAACCCATCCTGGAGGATGTGAATCACTCGGTTGACGTACTCTCCCGGTTCCTGCGGTGCTGACTGTTCTGCCTGAGCAGCAGCCAGATTTGCAGCCGTAGAAGCAGCAATCTGGGCTGCGAACGTAGCCGTATCTTCAGGAACTGGAACACGAGGTACAATCCCTTCACCCCCATCCATGCCAGATGAGGAAGTCTCTGGCTCTACAGGCGGAGGTACTGGCTCCACCGGAGATGGAGACGTCACCACTGGTGATACCGGATCGGCAGTCGGATCTACAACTTCAGGAGTGTCTGCGCTCATGGCGTCACTTGACTCTCTTTCTTGATGAGAGCGTCAGCCAACGTTTGTAACGTTGACGAACTGCTCAGGGCGAGTGATGACTGGAAGGCAGTGCCACTCCAGCAAGAACTGGCGGGCCGAGGGATCCTTTTCCTTCCACGTCTTTGCGAACTTGCCGGTGAAGTTGTGAGGTGCCTCATCATCCGCAGACGGGCCCTCCATCAACTCGATGGGCCTGTTCTCCGTGAAGTTGCCCATGAGGAGGCGACCATCGGTGACAAACTGAGTCATGGTGCCTGCCGAGTCGTCGTAAACGCTCTCGGTGGCATTCCAGTTGAGACCCATGAAGCCAGGGATTGTTCCAGTTTGGAACCAGGTATCCTTCATCCTGTCAGACAGGAGCACCGCACCAGCGGCACTGGTGAAGGCGTTGATCACCTTGTTGATCGTTGGCTCCGAGGCATAGATGTCCGTAGCCGCAACTCCACGAGAGTCACGACGAATGAGGCGCTTCCACGCTGTAACATCATCACGGATGTTCTGAGCAGTTGCTCCAGTCCAGTTCACCGACGGGGCGGCAATCTTGTGGGACTGCGGGAACTTGTAGTTGATGGTCGCCTGAACATCAGTGAAGTCGAGGGTGAGCACTCCAGTGAGACTCTGCCAAATCATCCACTCAGCGAAGTTGTCGAAGCGCTGATTAAGGTCCTGGACCTCTCGCAGAACTGCCGCCTCCGCATTGGTGGACGCCATCGTCCCAACCTCACGAATCCAGTGGATCGTGGTCGGCTCAAACACCTTCTTCTCACGAAGGTAGACGAAGCTCGCACTTTCCTGGCTCCTGGAGAGCTTCGGGATGATGTGAGCTTCCGAGTTCGGAACGTTCGGCGTAGCGATGTTCCTTGCTCCACGCACCACGTCCCACTTGGCGCTCGGGAAAGGCCACGGCTGACGTGGAATCTTGGCGAGCATCACCAGGTTTTCGGGCGCAGTGAACTTGTTGACAACACCACGCAGCACGATCGGCTGGAGAAGTGAGATTTCTGGCATCGGATTTTCCTCTCAGGAGCTCGTGGTGATCAGAACTGGAACAGGTCCAGGACCGTGTCTTGGCGACCTGCAAAGTCGACGATGGCTGGAGCGTCCAAACCAATCAGCATGCTGTTCTTCAACATACCGGAAAGGACGATGTTTGCGAGGAACCGGCCGGACGGACCGTAGTCGGTCCTTGTGTCCACCGTATCTCGAAGGATGCCCCGAGCCTGGTCGGAGCCTGCTCCACCAATGGCTGTGTTACTGTAGGCCACCCACAGCTTGGTTGCTGTGACCCGGCCCATAACGGTACCGGCAAGGAGGATACCCTGATTCTCCTTGAGCGTGCAACCCTTCTGTGTCAGCCCTACCGTCGAGTAGAGAATCTCTCGCTGAGCGATCTCATCCGTGTAGTAGAAATGCGGAACAGGAAGGAGGTTGCCGAATCCTGCGTCGGGCATGTCAGCTCGCCTTTCCGTTGGCCATGGCGCTCAGCCTGGTGATTTCCTTGTCGACATCTTCGACCTTCTGGTCGTCGTTCTCGACCTCGCTCACTCCCTGCTCCGACGTCAACTTAACGATCGGCTCATCTGGAAGGGCCAACTCGTAGGCCTCGAAGTCACGCTTGGCCAGCTCGACCATCTTGTCACGCTTGGCTGGGATGATGAACCCTGTCCGGACCTTCTCATCCACCTTGGAAGTGATCCGCTCATCCTCAAGAGTCTGTACTCGACTGGACAACGCTGTGTTGTCCGTGGAGAGCTTGGTGACCGTCTCCACCACATTCTTGAGATCCTCACCGACGGGCGGCTTGCCTGGATCTGTGTTGGTGAGCTTCACCAGACCTGCCTTGTCGAGGGCGGCAGCCAGCGAAGCCAGGATCTTGTCTGACTCGGGCTCAGCCTTCGACGCAGCGATCAGAGCCTCGAGATCGATTCCCGGATGCTCTACCTTGAGCTCTGCGGCCCACTCTGCGATTGTCTTTGGCATCTTCGGCGGCTCCTCTTTCGGCTTTACCTGCGGCGTGAACGCCACAACGTCATCGGATGAATCGCCCGAGGCGGCCACCAACTCTTGAAACGGCTCCAAACCTGTGATATGAGGCCGATTCGTGATAGCAACGTGAAGGGGCGTAGCGCCAACCTTCTGCCTCGTAGCCGTGTTCTCATAGTTCTGGTGATACATAACCGAAGCACCAATGAGCGTTTTGCCCAGCTGATCGGCTACAGCATCCTTACGAATGTCGAGAGTGGCAAAGAGCTTGTCGCCCTCTACCTGCATCCCGATAACCTCTCCAGCATTCCTCTCAGGATCTTCCGTGTGAGCGTTGGTATCTCCAACTACTGGAATCTGAACAATATCGCAGACCCCGTCATCGAAGTTCTTCTTGAGAGTAGCTAGCAGCTCTGGAGTAATCTCAAGAACCTCGTCAGCCTTACCTGAAGGATGCGAAAACTTACCCACCCTGAGGATCTCTTTCTTGAAGAGACGGCCTTCCTTGGTTTGAGCCAACTCCACAAAGTCTGTTCGCTCCGAGGGTACAATGGCGTACTTCATCGCAGGAGAAATCGGTGGCGCGTCTTACCGACTGACCCACGCTCCAGCGCTCACTTCTCCCTCGTACCACCGCCGATACCACTCTTCGTTACGTTGAGCCATCTCCACCGCCAGACGCTTCTCCGCAGCCTGAAGCTCCGCAAACCTATTCTTAGTCGGATCTTGGTCCACTGAGTCCTCCCACGATGAGCCGGGCACTGCCCACCTCACCACCCCCTAACCTTCGCCCTGAAGTCCTCCCACGATGGCCTACGGCCGGAGCTACCGCACCGAAAGCCCCACCCTACACCTACACGCCGGGTGCCTTGGTGGCGTCAGAAGGTTGTGATATACAGTTCTGCCACTCTCTGAGGTTTGATAGGTAAACTCCTCTGTCACCTGAAGCACAGTCCCATGCAGAGAGACACACGTTGGACAGGAGTTAGCGCTGAGCGTGCACAGCCACAACTTGAGTATGGTGCGCGCTGGATTCTCCTGGATCACTTGCTGCATCTCCACCAACGCACCCTCGTTAAATCCCCGGTTGGCTGCTGCTGTTGCTGCCGCCGACACACGCTGTGCCATCTTCCTAGACTCGTTCCTGATAGCCAGAGCCACCGTTGACGCATACTGTCCACGATCTGTGCCCGGTGTAGGAATCCTTGCCGCAGCCCACAGCATTGAAGGCACACGGAAGCTCAGCATCTGCATATCCTGAAGCACAGAGTTCACATACGAAGTCTGTCCCAACAAGCTGATCCTAGGCGCTATGCGCAGTCCCAACTCAAACGCCTCAACACGGATAGCGCTACTACCCAAGACCGAGCCCAGAGAGAACACCCTAGCCACAAGACGATCAGCAGCAGCTGAAGCACGGTTGAAGCGTGCTATGGCTTGCTGAACAGACACTCGCTGAAATATGGACTCAATAGGCTCCAGAGGATTATTCCTCATGAGACGTTCCACTGTTCTAGCCAGAGACTGGCCGTACTGAAAGTAGCCACCGGCAGCTTCTACCGCTGTTTGCTCAATCAGGAGTACCAGGTCTGCTTGGCCCTTCCTGATGAGATCACTGATTGTCGGCAAGTTGACTCAAAGCAATGTTGTAGAGATCCTCTACCGAGAGTACCCTGGACGCCGCAACGTTTCCAGCGGGAGGCTTAGCTTGCTTCTCAGGCTGAGGGTGGGATGCATTGAAGTTCGCTGTGGCGACCGTCGCCTTGGCCATTGCCGCTTCTGCTTCACGTTGCTGCTGTGCCTCCTCTAACTGACGCTTCTCGATCTCTTCGTATGGAATATCGAGAGCCATCTGCTCTGCCATATGCTTCTCTAGCTCGAGCATGAACTCGGGCGTGATGTTGATCGAAGCTGCCGTAGCCAACTGATCGAACGTTGCCCGGATAGCCGCCTTCTCTTTCTCACCGAGAGGGCTCAACCGGAACTGAGGATACCTTGCCGTCCCAAAGTTCCAGTCGATGAGGTTTGGAATCACGTGATTGTTGATCCTGGACTCCAACTCTCCCATGATAGCCTCAAGAGCCATCACGAAGAAGTCAGCATCCGAGTGATCTGATTCAATAAGGCTTGGCTTCTCCTCATCATCCAGGAACTCAGCCAGGACGGATTTAGCCATCTCACGGTTGTGGTGCTTGATCACGCCCAAGAAATCAAAGTTGGCAACGTTGGTACCGATCTCATCTACCTCATAGCCGAACGGAGCCATGATCGCCCCGGCTATGCCCAAATCCTGAAGCGCTTTGCGAAAGTTGTCTTTCTCTACCTTACTAGTAGCAGACTGCGGTAGCTTACCAACACGGCCAGGTACAGCACGGAACTGAGCAGCAAGGTGCACCACGTAGTACATCTTGACTTTCTTGTCGTAGTGGTAAAACGCCGGAATGAACCATGACTGCCCATAGAACGGATTCTCCTCCTCTTGCGCCGCATAGTAGTAGGCATAGGGAGGCAAGATCATCACATCGATCTCACGGCCCAAGAAGTTAGTGCGTTGCCTGAAGCCCGCAAACCCACCATTCTTGTCTGCCAAGAACGTCACTGTCTCCGCTGGACGAACTGACAACTTCCTGATAACCCACTTGCCCTGGTTCGGTCCACGGTCACAAAATGTGTACACAATCTCAAAAGCAGCAAAGCCATCAAACAAGGCCAATAGCTGCTGCGAGAAGAACCTGTCCATCGGCACTGACATGCCACCCTCGTGTGGCGGAAGCGTGAGCATACGGTAGATGAAGTCCGCTTCCTCGGCTCCAAACGAGGAGTCTTCTTCCTCACCACTCGGAGGATCTGTCACCGACACAGGCTTCTTAGCAGGCAATACCTTGAACCGCTTAGCCGAACCACGGATAGGCAACGTCAGAATCCTAAACAACGCCCTACCCTGGCCGTCCTGCCGACGGAAATCTTTCAGCTGCTGAAGAGTAACCACCTCAGGGTTGAGGATCTCATTCTCGTTACTATTCCAACCATAGCTGAACGGAAGCGAGATCGACACGCCCATCTCGAGATCTTCAGCAGGAAGAGGCTGAAGATTCCCCGGAGTTACAGCCACATCACTCATGCTGAAGTGTACGGTGCCTAGACACGCCAACCTTCTGGAGTCAGATTCTCGAAGCCCACAGGCTGCTCAAAGAAGGTCAGGACCTCGAAGCCACTCTCCTCAAGGTAGAGCTCTTCTCCCTGCTCACTCTCCGCACCACCCATCTCGATCGCACCGAACACAGACGCCGCCAAGGCGTCTGCTTCATCCTTCGATCCCTCTGGCGGATGGTCCAGCTTACCATTGACAAGCTTCTGCAAAGCCAAGATCTCTTTCAAACACAGGGGAGCGTGAGGTATCTTGATACCGTTCCTGTACATCAGATCACGAAGACTGGTGTACAGGGAAGGATCCCTGTCTGTACTCACCTTCTCAGCCTCGATGCCTATATCTCTGAGGAGTTGCGTTGATTCGTGAGACTGGAAAGTGTCATAGCTCACCCGCTGCACAACAATGCCGATGATCCTGAGATCCTGAACTAGCTGACGAGCCCACCGGATCTGGATCTCCCTGGCCACAGGCTGAGCGGCTATGTCCGAAAAGTAGCTGAAACAGAAGTCAACCTTCACGTAAGGAACCATCTCAGTGAGCTCTACCTCCCCTCCTTCCTCATCAAGACCAATCCGCTTGAACTCCTCCCAACGCTCCACATGACTAAGGCACACACCCGCCCTATCCTGCGTGAGAGCCAAGTCAACGTGGAGACTGTAGGCCGCCCCGCCAACTCCACGAAGGCTAGGCGAGAACAAGTGTGTCACATCCCACCTAGAAACCACTCCTCTGTCCACAGCGTAGTCTACACAGGCATACTCCACCGTCACTGGCGGAAACTCCTCAGGCTCTGCAAAACACGAGCGGACCTGCTGCTCATTCCTGAAGTAGGGACTGATGGCCGGAGCAGGCCTGCACTCATACTTGGCTCTAGCCAGCACTGGATCTTTCCGGTAGTCCTCCCTGAACTGCTCTGGGCCATGGACTCTAGGGTTGACATCCCAGGTACACTTTGGCCCAGAAACATAGTGCCTGCTGTGCTCTGGATCTTCCAAGAAGTCAGCCCTAGCCTCGTCGGTGAGCTGCATGATCTTAGAGTTGTGATACCGAGGATAGCTGATCCGCACATTCTTGTAAATCTCAGGGAAGCGAGTGCTGGCTGACGTTTGGAGCATCTCGAGGATAGCTTCACTGGAGTTCGTGGGCTCCCTAGCCTGCTTAGCCCTGTGAATCATCTCAGTCTTACTCTTGAAAGCATCAATCTCATCAGCTACACCAAGGATGAGGTTCATGCCCTCCTGAGTCTCTGCATCTGAGTGGCCCGACAGCGCCTGCACATGCTTGTCGTACTCGATGATGTTGAGAGTTGGATTGGCCCTGCCCTTGAACCAGCCAGTCTTAACAGCACGTTTCATGGGAGTAAAGAACGCTGTTTGAGCCTGCCCACTGGATGCCGCCACATTTAACATGTGGATAGTATCCTGAGGTGGCATCTTGTAGTACTGCTGGGGAGACTTCAGACACAGGAGAAGGTAGGCCACCCGGAGCGACATCATACGGCATACATGATCCTTACCGCCTCCTTTTCCCCACATCAAGGTAGCGAAGTTAATCATCCGCACTGGCGTCCACAAAGGCCCGAACTCCACCGCCATCGCCTCATACAGGGAAGGATAGTAGATCTGCTCCACATACCGCACCGCCCAGAACTGCTCATCAGACAAAGGAGGATTGTTGAGAAAGCCTTTGTCTTGCACGAACACACTGAGAGGCACTGGCTCCTCGTCGAACACTTCATCTACCATCCGCCGAGGGGTCCACAACTCAGTTACCAGTGTGGATGAAGTTACCTTCTCTTGCTCAGGAAGCTGAGATCTGAGAAGCTCCGACAGCTTAACAGCTGGAACGCTCACAGACCTGCTTGCTCAAACTGACTTGCCATCTGCACACGTACGTGGGAGGCCATATCTGTTGGCAGATGATCCAGAGCCGCCGAGATGGCCGCTGACACCTTCTGCATCACGTCCACCAAGTTCACCTGATCATCCTTCTTGGACGTGATCTGATGCCACTCATGAGTCATTGCAAGCCAGAAAGTATTCATATCCTTCATGTACTTGCTGTGCTCAAACCCTGCATTCTCTCCCGGATGCGATGACTTGCCCCGAGTGGCGTTCTTCTCTTTCCACCTCAGAAGGATGTAGTTGAAGCAGATACGCTCCATCAACAACCACTGGGTAGTCGTGAGAGTCACACCCTCCGCTTCACGAGTCATCCGGTAGACCACCGCTGCATGGAGCTCGATGAGATCGTTGTCATCAGGGATCTTGAAGAAGTCAGGCAACTTTTT